GAGAAGGGGTCTCTGCACCTTTCTGGCTACCTGCACTTAACCAGTGGGTGGGTCTTGTAGTTGGAATTATGACAATAGCATATCTATGTATTAAAATATATAATGCCACAAGGAAATAGACCATGATGCAGTTCAAGGCATTTAAACCACAGGCACTTAATAAGATTGCAGGTGCTATGGGATATCAAGGTGATATGTCACAGTTTCAGCAGTACGTTGAGGGAGACCCACAGCGTCAGGCTCAGATGCAACGCTATACTAATGCCGCAATGAAGATGGCACAGGGTGGTTCAGTACAGAAGTTTGCACCCGGTGGTACTGTGACATCTGCCTCTGCTCCTGCACAGTCTAGCTTCCCACCATTTACTGCGGGTACTGTTAATGTAGCAGGGGCTACTCCTACAGCTACAACTGCTACACCCACTACACAGACATCTACTGCTACTGCAGCGCAGCCTACTGCTCAGACTCCCCAGCAGTTAGATATTGGGCAAGAGACTACACAGCGCATGTTCCAACCTGCTCTGCCAACTGGTGGTGTGGTGCAAGCTGCTGCTACTCCTGCTACTGCTGCACAAGATGTAGCTGCTGGTACAGGACAAATATCAGGTTCAGTGGCAGTTGCCCCTGCAATAGCACAAACAGCTACAGCTACACAACCACAGCAGATGCAAGCAAATGTAATGCAAGCAGATATGGCATCAGGGGCTGTAAACACTGCTGTAAACGCTGTACAAGCGGCACAGGCTAACCCTCAAGACCCTCGTGCGCAGGTTACTGCTGCACAACAAACAGCCTCATCAGTGGGCAACCTACAAGCTGCACAGGGCAATGCCATTCTGATGAACAATCCTCAACAGAGGCAGATTCAGGCGGGTGAACTTATCAGTGGCACAGGTGTAGATGCAACTAAGGCTGCACAGGTAACTGCTCAGACACAAGCTGCTGCTGCATCAGCACAACCATCACAGCAAGCACTTGTTCAAGGTCAGCTTGCTAACTTGATGACACAGTTTCAAGGAACTACACCACCTGCATGGGCTGCAGGGGCTATGCGTACTGCCAATGCACAGATGGCTGCACGTGGTTTAGGTGCTTCATCTCTTGCTGGTCAGGCTATTATACAAGCAACTATGGAAGCAGCACTTCCTATTGCACAGGCAGATGCAAGTATTATTGCTCAGTTTGAACAACAGAACTTGTCAAACCGTCAGCAATCTGCTATGCTTGCAGCAGAACAACGTGCTAAGTTTTTAGGGCAGGAGTTTGACCAGACATTCCAAGCTAAAGTACAGAACGCTGCTAAAGTATCTGACATAGCTAATATGAACTTTACTGCTGAGCAGCAAGTATCATTAGAAAACTCTCGTATAGCTAATACAATGAACTTAAACAATCTGTCTAATAATCAGGCAATGGTTATGGCAGAGGCAGCAGCACTATCACAGTTAGATTCACAGAACCTAAACAATCGTCAACAATCTGCTGTACAAAATGCAAATGCTTTCTTGCAGGTTGATATGGCTAACCTGTCTAATCAACAACAGACTGAATTGTTTAAAGGTCAGCAGCGTATTCAATCATTATTTACTGACCAAGCTGCAGAAAATGCTTCACGTCAGTTTAATGCAAGTTCACAAAATCAAACAGACCAGTTCTTTGCTAATCTGGCTAACCAAGTGTCGCAGTTTAATGCAGCACAGACAAATGGTCAGGCACAGTTTAATGCGGGACAAATTAATACTGTTGAAAGATTTAATGCTGAACTTAACAATCAACGTGACCAGTTTAATGCACAGAACCAGCTTGTGATTGCACAGTCTAACGCACAGTGGCGTAGAGAGATTGCTACTGCCGATACTGCTGCAGTCAACCGTGCTAATGAACTTAACGCTACGGCTATTGTAGATGTATCTAAGCAAGCCTACGATAATCTGTGGAATTATTATTCTGACACAATGGAATGGGCATGGACATCTGCTGAGAATGAACTGAACCGTTATGCTGATATGGCTATTGCTACATTGAATGCAGATGAACGGGCTAAGACAGCCGCACAGTCAGCTAAGACTGCTGCTGGTAGTGCAGTAGGTGGTTTGATTGGTACATTAGGTAGTGCATTTATCAGTGCTAAGTTCTGTTGGGTAGGACGTGAGGTATACGGTAAGGCAGACCCACGTTGGTTTATCTTCCGTATGTGGGTAAAGCACGAAGCACCTGCATGGTTTAGAGATTTGTATGGAAAGCACGGTAAAGCATATGCTGAGTTTATTCGTAACAAGCCTGTACTTAAATGGATGACAAAGAAACTTATGGATATTGTAGTAGAACGTAAGGAGATAAGAAGTGCCGCTTATTAATCCTGCAAAGCAACTGTATAACAGTATGGACATTGAAAACTTAGATGTTCCTGCTAAAAAACCAGAGACTAAAGGTCTTCTTGCGCCTAAGAAATCTATAATGCCTACATCACAAGATGATAGAGTAAATCAACCTGCTTTCCGTGTAGGCAATCACATGCTACTATTACGTAAGCAAAGAGAGATGCTAAAAGATGTTTGATGCCCCTATTCCCGGAATGTCTTTGACCCACGAGTTGGGTGCAAGACCGTGGCAAAGTCCACCACAGTACACAACTGTAGATGAAGCGATTGAGTATTATCTTGAGCGTATGTCTACAGATGAGTTTATGGACCAGATGGCTGACGTACTGGAAATGAATGTTCCAGTGACTACACTTGCAAACACCATACAGCTTGCAAGTGTGATGGACGGCAAGCATACTGTGGATGTTGGTATGCTTGTAATGCCATTGCTAATGGAAATGATTATGCTTATTGGGGATAATGCAGGTGTAAAGTATGATAGTGGCCTCACTGATGTACCAGATAATACTACTAAAGATACTCTCATTGAATCTGTTCGCAAAGAGATGCAACAGAAGATTGATGAGTCTGAAGAAGAACCAGAAGTAGAAGAAGAAGTAACAAAAGAAGAGCCTAAGTCTGGCCTAATGGCACGGAGATAAAACATGAGTTTCTTTTTAGGGTTAGTATCAGGTGCTGCAAGTGCTGTAGATAAGCAATTGCAAAATGATATGAAGCGTACTCAGGACCGCATGGACGGTATGGGTCAGTATCGTGTTACTCGTAGACGTGCAGCCTTGGAACAAAAAGAAAAGGATAAAAAAGAACTACGTGAAGTGCTTCAGAACCTTGCTTCATTTACTGGTGGTGATGAAGATAAAGCTATCCAACTGTACAACAGTGCTGGTAAAACAATAGCTGGTGGTAATGATTTGATTACTGAGTTACGTGCTAATCAAAAGGCAGGTAAGGATGTTGGTGCAGCTATTCAGTTTGCAGAAGCAGGTGCAGAACCCGGTAACTTTACTGACTTTATCTCTCGTAATATTACACCTGTTTCTACTCTGCCTGTGATGGAAGATGAGATGCAAGCGTCTGGTCTGTACAAACTATTTAAGCCAGACGTAGGTAAACAACTAATGCAGCAGGTAGAGGAAGAAGCACCATTGCCTGAAGCACCTAAACCTACCACTAAAGAAGCACGTGCAGCACAAGCTAAGATTGACCGTTCAAGATTTATTGAAGCAGAAAAAGCTGCTGAGACTGCCAAAGAACGTTTACGTGCTGAAGGTAGATTTACTATGGAAGAGGGCCGCTTTACTACTGCACAGGCACAAGCAGCACAATCTATGGATATTGCAAAGTCAGCAGAAGCACGTGCTGAAAGACTTGCACAAGAGGGTGCAGACCAGCAGGTTATTGCTAACGCTCGTGCTGATGCAGCCGCTGCCCGTGAACAGTCACGTCTTGACCTAGCCGTTGCATCAGCAGAACGAGATGCACAGGCATTTATAACATCACAAGAATTGCAGGGCGTGACTATAGAGCAACGTCAGCTTGAACTAAAGAAGGCTAAAGAAGCACCACAGTTCTCTACCTACGAAGCTATGCTTGTTGCTAGTGACCAGAAGATTGCTACACTTGAGTCTATTCCAGAAGCACAGAAAACAAGTCAACAGAAACGTGACTTGGCAGATGCTACAGCTATTCGTAATAAAGCATTGGCAGGTATTAAGTCTGTTGCTGATGCAGAAAGCACTACAACATATACCCCGTCATTCTCTAAGCAGTCTGTTGACAGTATCATTAACAGTGAAATCAAACGTCAGCTTGAGCCTGTTGGTTTGGTTAAGGATATTGAAGGTCAGATTACTTACAAGATTGAGGGTAATGAAGTACAATACTTTGACCGTATGAACCGTGCATTAGACAATGTAGAGTTACGTGTTGGTGGTCTCGATGACACACAGATGAATAACACTATTGCTGCACAACGTAGTAGCCTTGCTGCGGATGCTGCTTCTTACATCAAGAAAGAACTTTCTACTGAAGGTTTTCAACCAGAACAAGCACAGAATGAAGAAGAACTACTTGACCGTGTGGAAGCAGGTCAATATAAGCCGGGTGATATTATTCAATACAAAGATGAGAATGGTGTCACGCAAAACATCCTGTGGACAGGGAGTACACTTCTGTAATGGCTGATAGAGAAGCGTTGCGACAGCAATTGCGTAGACGTAATGGCAGTCTAGCACAATCACCTACAGATAAAGAAGACGATGAGACAGTAGTACAACAAGGGGCTACTGAACCGTCTAGTCGTGACACATTACGTGCGCAGCTACGTAGAAAAAGAAGTGCTGCACCTACCCAAGACCCTACTGATGAGGTAGCGGTAACTAACGTTGCAGAAGTAGATGAGACACCAGAGCAGTATTACCTGCGTACTGGTCAAGCACCTGCTGGATACAGGTACGTTCCCAGCGCACCTATAAGCGACAATCCCGAAGAAAACGTAAAGCTAGAACGCATTGATGCACCTGCCCCTGCTGCCGAACAGACAGACAGGCTATTTGGCTATGAGAAAACTGCAGAGACAAAAGAGTTGTTGTACGGGCAGGATGTAAAGATATTACAGAATGAAGAGTTTATCAAGGACAGTATACCTAAACCTTTGCAGGGTTTTGCACGTGGCTTGACATCAATAGGTGATGAGGCATTGAAGGGTCTTGTTGTAGCTGTAGAAGCAGTGAGTGAAACAGCAGAAGATGCTGGTGAAGCTATCACACAGGCTGTACATGATACATTTACAGAAGATAACAAGATACTGGGTATGACAGGCAAAGAGATACTGCCGTTTGACCCTAAGACTGCGGGTAGTAAGTTTGCTAAAGACCTGAGTATGATGGTTGAAATGGCTGAAGCTGTACCTGCTGTTGGCAGTGCTACTGGCATAGCTGGTGCTGCATCACGTCAAGCCTCACTCAAGCCCTTGAAAGATGCAAAGAAGTCTGCAGATATAATCGCTAAAGCTGAAGCACGTAAGCTGCGCATATCTAAAGCACGTGCAGCTACATCAGATGAGATTGCAGAAAGACAAGCACGTGCAGCAGAGAAGGCAGCATCCAATCGTGATATCTCAGACGAACTGATTACTGAGTTTGAAACACGTACAGGTAAGACTGTATCTAATACTGTAGATGGACACAAAGTACTAGATGGTGAACTGGCACGTAGGGCTGGTAAAGAAACTGCAGAAGAGGTTACACAGAAGCAACAGGCAAGTACTGTAAGAGAGTTTCTTGTAGGCACTGACAGTGAGCAGACTGAAGCCGCATTGCTGGCTGGCATTGGTGATGATATTACACAGCCACTGCTCAAGCCAGAGAAGCTGGATGCTCTTGTAGCTACTGTAGCTGACCTGAAAGAAAAGTTCCCTGACGCATTTGATAATGACAAAACAGTAATTGATAATCTGTTTGAACTGACAGTCAACAAAGAGTTGATTGCTGGCGATGAACTGATTGACATGCTCAACAAGTACAACATTAACTTTGAAGATTACATTCTTACTGTTGTTGGGTCTGGTTCAGAAGCAGGTAGAACACTGCAGAAGTTATCTCAGATTAAACGTATGAGACCTGCTAATGAAATGATTGCTATGCAGGAAGCCGCTACCAAAGAAGCAGCAGGTACTATACGCAAGACAGTCATGCGTATTGAAAACATTCGTAGAGGTGGGCTGGTGTCTCAGCTTGCTACTGCTGCACGTAACCTTCAGTCAGGTGCTATCCGTGCGCCACTGGAAGGCTTTGGCAATGTCATGGACAATGCTTTGTACCAGCTATCAGAAGAGGGTGCTGCTGCTGGATTAAAAGAGTTAGGCAGCTTTAGTAACTGGAAAGACAGCTTCCGTCACATGAAGTATATGTTTGGCCCTGAGACACGGCTTGATGTTAAGGACTATGTAGACTTCCTAATGGAACAGCCGGAACTTGCAGGACAAGCAGACCTACTGTTTAACAACATTAACGAGATACAAAAGCTAACAGGACGTGGTGAAGGTGGTGCTGTAGATAGTGTACTATCTGTACTGGAAGATTCAGTAGATGTACTCAACACACCTAACCGTTGGCAGGAACATCTAATTCGTAGGGGTGCTTTCTTGTCTGAGTTAGAGAAGCTAGTTAAACGTGAATATAAGATTGACCTGATTGACACAATCAATAAGGGTCAGATACGTGACCTGTTAAATGACGCAAGCAGTGTAAGGCCAAAGGATGCAAGGTCATTCGTAGATATTATGGAAGATGCTACAAATGCTGCACTGGACATTACATATGCCAAGCAGCCTGAAGTGCCAGTATTCCGTTCTACTTCGCAGTTCATTGTACGTAATGGTCTGACTGTTGTACTGCCATTCCCACGCTTTATGTTTAACAGCATGGAATTGATGGGTCAGTATGCAGGTGGTGCATCTATACCGTTGGCACGTAAGATGGCAAGCATTGTATCTGGCGGGAAAGTTGGCAAGGGTAAGCTGACTATGAAAGACCGTCAGCGTATATCACGTAACATACAAGGCATTGCAGTGGCAGGTGCAGCATATCAGTATCGCACATCAGATGAAGCACCAGCAGATTACAAGCAATTGAAAACAGGTGATGGCACAGTTATGGATGTCACACCACAGTACCCAATGCGTCAGTTTATGTACGTTGGTGAGGCCATGAAGCGTATACAGGATGGTACATTCGGTGATTGGTTTAAGGCTAAAGAGTTTACTGAAACATTTGTAGGCACAAACATCCGGGAAGGCGTAGGTCAAAGTCTGATACAGGAAATTGCTGACCTGTCTACTGGTGTTGACTTAACAAATGAAGAACAGGCAGGACGTTTGCTTGGTAGGTCATTGGGTAATTATCTATCTACATGGGCAGTACCATTCGCACAGATTATTGAAGCTGAACGTGCTACTGGTATTCGTGGTCTTGAGTACAAAGATACTGCAGAAGACCCATCACTTGACTTTAGTGCAACATTCATGAGTGAGTTATCACGTCCATTCAGAAGGTTTGAAGCAGCAGAGGATGAAGCTAACAGACCGAAGCGTGAGTTCTTGTTTGCTGAAGAGAAGTCTCGTGTACTTCCACTGTTCCGTGTTATTGGTGGTATCAACCTAGCTACTGTTGACGATGAATACGGTGAGTACATTGCCAACTTTGGCTATACAGACTATGAACTAGGCAGCAGGTCTAAAGTTCCTAGTATACGTAGGTTTGAAAATACTGTAGTACGTGATGCACTGCCTGACATTGTGGACAACGCACGTATCTATGAAGAGACACTACGTAATCAGTATCAGATGGCTAGTGATACAGTAAAGGAAGAGTTTACTGAGGAACAGTACGTGTCTAGCAAGATTAGACCTTACATTAAGGGTCAGATAAAGAATGTTCGTAAACAGGTATCTGACAGTAAGGTATTCACTGCTAATGCACCTGAGTATGCAGAGGCAATGCTTACATATCGTAGACTACCCAAAGAGGTGCGTACAGTTTCTACAGTAAGGTTTGTAGAAGAGTATGATAGACAGCCGGACGGTACAGATTTCAAAGACCTTATGAGGCTAGTTGAAATAGGTAAGGCATACAACAGAGCATATAGATAAAGAAAAAGGGGGCAGTTAAGCCCCCTCTACTTTATGTAGGTAGTATATGAAACCGAAGTAGCCTATACATATGAGTGTGTTTAAAAGCATCTACCTATTGTCTCCGTCACCACCTATCTTGCCCCTACTTGCTCTGTCAGACAGCTTAGTGTAATTCTCCTGTGCAATCTCAGACAGGTCAAAGCCTAAGTCACGTGCTAGTGCAGCACAGTACCATAGCACATCCCCTATCTCACCTGCCAGTTCAATCTTCTTTTGCTCAAAGTTCTCTTGGTCATACCCATCACGTATGAACTTCTTTACTTTGTTTGCAACTTCACCTGCCTCACCTGCGAGTCCAAGTGCAGGGTAGAGAATGCTATGAGAGTGTGGATAGATGGCAAACTCTACTGACTTACGTTGGTAATCATTCATTTCCATGTCTTTGTACTTCTCCTTCATCCACTGTTTAGCTTGCTGCTCTATGCTCATCTTTTAACTCCACAAGTATTGCATCTTCATATGGTATATGAAAGAAGTGTTCACCCTTTTCAATTCTAAATCCCTGTGCTTCTTTTACCTGTGACTTCTCAAGCAGTGTGTCCTTTATGCGCCATGCTTGTTTACAATCGCCACGTATCACATAGAAGTTTAAGAAGGTGGTGTCTGACTTTACTTCCTCAAACTTATTGATTAGTTTGTGCTTGCGATACGGTATGCGTATCTCTTTCCATGCAGTATTCCAATCTCCCTTCCACTGGTTCTTCATCTCTACTTCACTGTAATAGATGTTGCCGTTCTTCTCACTCTTAATGTCAAACGAATAGTTTTCCTCTGAGTCTAGGATGGTATGCCCATCTGCTTCTAGGTGTGCAATGATTGTTTCTTTTGCAAGAGAGTCATTCCTATTGTATGAAGACGGTCTAAATCTACGGTTAACTGCGCCTTTAATTGGTTGCATTGCCATTCCTATTCTCCTTCTCTGTTTTGTTAAAGCCTTTAAATCTGTGCTTAAAGAATACAACAGTATTCAAAGCGGTGTTCAGTGTTACCATTGCAAGCAACCACCACTGCCACCATAGTAACGTAAACTGTCCTGTATCGTCAAGCATTCTCACTCTCCTTATAATGTGTTGGCAGTCTCACATCCATTCTCTTAGCTTTCCCGGCCTATCCCTACCACTGGTGCTGCGGCACTCAATAAGTGGCCTCTTGATTTAAAGGGTCTACAGAAAGTACCAACGTATATTTTATTCTTACCACCAACCCATCTTCTGCGTATTGTGCATAATGATGGCTAGGCAAGCAAGGACATGAAGGATAACCCAAGCAGTTCTAAGTATTGCTACTTTGTTTGCTTTGTCATCGTCATCATATGCCTTGCTGCCCATTGCTTTACACCAGTACTCCCACATTATGCTGCACTGATGTCCACTACTTCACAAACGCCAGCAGTACATGCTAACTCACGTCCACCTGATGTAGTGTCTTCCTTCTCAAAGTCACTCAGCAGTACCCAATCAATAGCTGATGGCATGTTTGCCTTCATCTCTTTGTACTCTTCTTCTGTACAATCCTGATAAGGTGCTTGCTTGTAAGTATGCTCACTGAATGGCAGGAAGCTGATGCCTGACACTTCATCAAAATGTTCATACACCCATGAGCCTACATCCATCCACTCATCTTCCTTCACAGAGATTGTGACTGAAGGTTTATGCTCACACCAATGACGTTGATACAGTAGCCATAACTCAAGCTGCTCAATAGCTGTCATCTCAGTACGTGTTACCGCACCCATAGGTGACTTCATTGGGAAGCTGAACACTGTAGTTGAGTCAGGCTTCATGACATCCGGCTCTGATGGAATACCCTGTGCAATCATAAACTGTGTTAGTGGGTCTTTGTTATCACCACGAACAGTACGAATGTAGTATGGATTGTGACGGGCATGAATACCTGATGCACTGTCTACCAACTGTGATACTGTACCACTAGGCTTAACACATGTGATGGCGGTTGACTGTGGTATCTTTAACTTAGCTGCCATATTCTTGTTTGCATTGATTGCTACATCCTTCAGTGCTTCAAGAGTAGCACCAATGTTTGTACCAAGACTAGCAGACTTACCTGACATCAATTGATTGTCTAAGATACCTGTTAGTGATACACCCAACAGCCGTTCTTCCTCTGTGTTATTCTTCCATATCTTACGTAGATACTTGAAGCTAGTCAGAGTAGATTGGAACGTACCCAAGATTGTAGCCAAGCGTACTTTCTCAGTGAGTGTTTCATGTGTGTCACCCTCACGTACAACTACCTCAGACAAGTTACAGAACTGGTATGGACGCAAGATAATTTCACTACATGGGTTACACCCAAAGTCTTGGTTAGCATCCCGTCTGCCATTCTTAGCTGCTTGTACTTGTGCAGACTGACGGTTGAATATGCCACGCTCACCAGACTTACTCTCGTACAGTGACAGCCACTCACGCATGAATGTACCCATCTGCGGCTTCTCTTTGTAGGCAACGCTGTTGTTTGCAAGCGCACGTTGTCCTTCGTTTTCCCACCACATACCTGCTTTAGCATGACTCATCTGGTCATCATTCAGGTTTGATAGGCTAATGAGTGCGCTTCGTCTGACCCCTCCGACAACTACAACCTCACCAATCTTACACATGATATCGTGACACTCAACAGGGTAGAGCCTACGACCTGCTGCTGCCTTGAACTTGTCAATGATAAACTCAAACAGTTCTTCTAGTGGGGCAGGGCCACTGGCACGACCACCGAATGTCTTGAGCCTTGCACCTGCAGGGCGTACCTCTGATACATCCCACTTAGGAATCTGTCCAGTGTACAGCATGGCAATCAGTTCCTTTAGTGACTTAGCCCAACCGGGGCGGCTGTCACCTACCTTAATGATTGTGTCTGTATCATGCATATCTTCATTCACAATAGGTAACTTCTCAACGTGATGACGTTCTACTGAGAAGCCAACGCCAGTGCCACACATTAAGATGTACATTGTCTCATCAAATGCACGTGGGCTATCAATGGGTACGTATGAACAATTGTATCCACCTACATGGCAACGGTCCAGTGCTGGTCCAGATGTCATTAAGGCTCTCATGCTTGGCATGATGTCTTGGTTTAGTACTGCATCTTCTAATTCTAAGCGCAGTTCAACTGGTAACTTATACTTATGGTTTGCCTTTAGATGGCTCTCCATGTAATCAAAGTATCGTGTTACCGTTTCCGTCCATGTCTCTCGCCTTTGTTCTTTCTCTTTCCACCTTGCGTAGCGAGATAACGCAATGAAGTTCTGGTAGTCTGTAGGTAAATGATTGCTTAACATAAAGTTACTCCTGTATTATTTTAATGTTGTGTATATCTGCACCGTCTATGTCATAGAAGTATTCACGTATGCCTTCTTCTATCTCTTCCCCTACGTTTTCATCTGCAGGTACAGGGTATTCGTCAGGGTCTACATCAATGGTAATAAACACTTTAACTCTCATCATTGTATAGACCCTCTGTTTCTACTATCAGTTTGTCCAAATACCAACGGGCTTTCTTTAAGTCTTCCGTACCGTTCTTGTAGCGATATCGCCACAGGTACTTCATGATATTACCCTGTAGATAAAACTCAAAGCCCTCTCCTGTAGCTGCAGCAATAGCGTCAATGCATTCAATGCCAGACTCATTGTAGTGAGGTGGACTATTTACCATATCTAGTTTATCTACTACACGATTGGCAGTAGCATCTAACTCTTCCATAATTTTTTTGTAGCTTGTCATCATGCACTTCCTTTCGTCTTAGTACCAAAGTCAATAGTAATAATATTGTCTTCTCTGTCCACAACAGTTGGACCTTCCTCTAGTTCTACCAGATACTCCTTCTCTTTGTCAACAATATCTGTAACATATTCGTGAACTAAATTACGAAGTTCTTCATTGTATTCCATGATTGGTACAGTGGATGCAAGCATCTTGCAGAAGTGTGTCAGTTGAAAGTAATCTTCATCGTCAAAGCTGTTTTCTGGCTGGGTTATAATTGCTAGGTCAATCTCACCATTCCATGAACCCTTTCTGTCTTTGAAAGGTCTTACACGTATAACGAAATCATCTTCTTCTATTGCTGTAAATTCATTCTCTTCCATGTTCACTTTCTCCTTTTTATCTTGCCGCCCTCAAACTTAATGAATGAGGGGTGTTTGTTCTTGCCTTTTTCTTTCAGCCAATCTTCTGGTATGATGCGGTCATAGCATCTAAGACCATACTTGTCACACCACTCACCATAAGTAGACTTAGCACCTTTACGTAGCTTTCGTCTGCTGTTTTCAAAGACAAAGCGTATATCAAGATGAGGATGTTGCCGTTTGATAGCTAAGTGTTTGCGCCTGTCTGCGGCTGTGAACATTCCTTTACTCTCAATTATTATCCCATTGGGAAGTATAAAGTCTGGTGTATAAGTACGGTAGGCTAGGTCTTCCCACTCTATCTTAATGGTCTCATAGTCAAAGTCAATCTTTAACTCTTTGAGATACTCAGATAGTTTGACCTCTAAGCCTGACCGATACCCATACTTACGTGCCGCTTTAAACTGCTTGAAGTTATGCCGCATCGTATTCCTCTGATAGTTTGATGTACGAAACAATCTTAGGCTCACGTGCCTTTGACTTAACTGCTGGTAACTCCTTCATGTTAGGCCAGCAAGCATGTCTGTAAGAGCAGAATGTACAACCCTTGTTTAGTACAAGGTTGCCTGTCTCTTTACCATTGAATGTTTCCTTCTCTGGTTCAAAGCACCTCTCTAAGTCATCACTTAGTGCTTTATCAATGTTCTCTTCAATCTTACCTAACTCTGTGTCCATGTCTAAACCCTCTGCGGGTACATACTTGAACTCACCGTTGGCTTTGTTTACAACCCACCAGCCGCCAGCTTTCTTCCCAGCCGCTGCTGCATATCCTGCAAGCTGTCCAACATATCCAAAGCTGTCACCATTTGCAAGGGTTTCGTATGACTCAAACTTGTTTCTGTAGGACCAGTCGGAAGCCGATTTAATATCATCAACTGCATCCCGAATGACAATATCATATGTCCCAGAAATAGAATGGTCAGGCAACTCCAAAGTAACCTTTTTACTATCTTCATATGCCACTCCCGCTTCTTTGAGTAAACCTTTGAACACTGCCTCAACGATATCGCCAAGCATCATGTTCATTACGAATGTTGTAGGCCGGGGCAATGCTGTCTCTGGCTTGTTCTTTTCAAACCAAAGCTGACAGGATGGCCTACCTATGTTAGACATACGTAAGCCGAACCCATCACGCTTATTGCCCCCGCCAAACTGACGTTTTAGTGCATCTGATACATCCTGTGCAACTTGCTGGATAGTATCATCTGACATGGACGTAGTGCCTTTGACAGCATTTTCCATGTACTGATACAACGCCATTTCAGCAGGGTGGTTCATTATGCTACCTCATCGTCAAGTTCAATGTCTACAACATCATCTATGTTAAGTTCATCCAGTTCAGCGTCTGCCTTGCTGGTAGCCTTCTCTGCATAAGCATTGATGATATACTCGTTGTAATTCTCTACCCATGACATGAAGTCAGCAAATGTCTCTTGCTCTGTGTCAGTTAGTTCAAGAGTGTTAGTCAAGTCCAGTGACATAACAGGAAGATAGAAGCTGTTACCATTAGGTAGCTTACGCTCTTCTGTGTTACCTGTCATGATGTGCTGTACAGGATACCGCTTCATCTTGTTTAGCTTAGTAAACAGTTGACCCACATCCTTGAAAGCATCACGGTTTTCAATCTCCCAGATAAAAGGTGTCTCAGGAACGTCAGCAGGATTGCCATTTGCATCTACTGCGTCTACCAATTCAACTGTACCTAAAACAACACGAACCCGCTTAATCTGCTTGATTAGTTCCTGTGTCTTCTCTGGTAGTGATTTAAAGTCAGCGATGTAGCCAGCAGGTTTACCGCAGTTAAAACCACCATCATTATCTTTCAGGTCAATGTTTAAGTTGTTAGCCATCACAGTCTTTACGTAACGATTAGGATTACCACCACTGCCCATGACAAACTTCTTATACATGAAGCGTTGCAGATAAGGACGCATCTTAATAGACGTGCCATAGTAAGTAGGCCCATCAGGAATATCCATCTTGTATGTACCACCCTTAACCAGAATCTTATCTGAGCCAAGAATTGGTGAGTGGTTGATACGAAGACGAGCCAGTGTACTGGTTTGCTTTTTAGATGCCCCACCTTCGGAGTCAATGCCCATTGCTGATGCCATTGCTGCGAAGTTGTTAGTGTCAATTGTTGTGATTGAAGTCATATTATATCTCCTATTCAGTTTAAGTTTGGTAGTTATATCAGATAACGTCTTTAGTGTCAAGCCAATTCGGACCTATTTTTGATTCTAGTAACAGTGGAACATTGAACTTTATTCCCCATCTAAGTGTAATCAAATCTGGTAGGTCATCATTTGTTTTGTTGATTAAATCAATTACCTGTTGTTCTTCATCTGGGTGTACGTCAATAACAATACTATCATGCACTGTGTTGACTATACAGGATTGCATACCCTTTAGCAAGCGTTCAATGTGAAGCAATGCAATGGGTACAATGTCTGCTGTAGCAAACGACTGCACGGGGTAGTTCTTTATCTGTGTAAAGTGAGACACCCTGCCGTTGTGCTTACGAACTATATCAGGGAAAGCAAACTCACGCCCTGATGGTGTGGTAATCTTGCCCGTGTTTATAGCCTCTTTAGCCAATCGGGAATGCCAAACTGCGACCCCTTGGTATTTGTCATTGAAGTGTGTGTAGTACGCTGCTTCCGCTGGTGTTCTTCCGTATCCAGTTGCCCCGTAGAGTGGTGCAAACGTATGCGCTTTTGCATCCTGCCTACTCGTAGGTTGACCAGCATCAGTAATAACTTTAGCGGTGTATGCATGTACATCAAATCCAGTAGATACTTCCTCAATTGCTACTCCATCTTGTGATAAGAATGCGGCAGTACGAAACTCTAGCTGTGCCATATCAGCTTCAAGTATCTTACCACCATTAAACCTAGATACAAACACCTTCTTTACCGGGAATGTACCGCCACGTGGCATGTTCTGCATGTTAGGGTTAGCACCACTAAATCTACCTGTAGATGTACGGTGTTGTAACAAACGTACATGCAACTTACCATCTGACTTTGTGAACATACGTATGCCCTCAACAAAGGATGATAGATAAGTATCTACTGCAGACAATCTACGTACCTTAGATAGAAAGTCAACCGCATCTGTAAGTCCTTTAGACTTGGCAGCACCTTCTAGTATCTCAAGGTTCTGTTTGCTTGTACTAAATCCATTAGCACTAGCCCACTTAGCAGACGGTGGTTTGAACTTTAGTCCAGCCAAGTCTTGAGTAGATACAAACAAATAACCAGACCCACTACAATTCGTACATCTGTTAGGCTTAGCAAATGGTGTTCCATCTTTCTTTACCTTTCTTATGTAGCCAGTGCCATCACATTCTGTACACTGCTCTGCCTTAGTCTTATACACACGCTCTGTACCAGCAGACATCAGGCTACGGAAATCAGCATCATCCATGTAAGGGTCAATGGCATTGCCCCAATACTGTTTGTCTAACACCTTACGTCCATACACTACCCAAGATAGTTGTTCTGGACTATTAAGATTAATAGGGCTATCGCCCATAAGATTCCTAACGTGAGCCTGTAATTCATTGGTCAATGTCTCCTTCTCCTGTAGAAACTCGTCATGAACTTGCTGTAAAGCTGTCATGTCTACAGTAAATCCCCGTTGATACATACGAGCAAGAGTAACACACACTTCATTAGTAAGTGTCACACTATTCATAAGCCCTGCATCATCAGGGGTATTTAGTTTGTACATCTGCCTGTCAGACAGTTGCTGAGTAGCATGTATGTCAGCAGACAAGTACTCTGCCAACTTAGGATAGTTCATATTGTAAGCTGTGCCACCACTGTTCAAGTGTTCCTTTAGACTGTCTTGCTTCTGTGTAGCCAACTCATATCGTTCAGCACATGCCTCAAGCGTTAGTGGTTCTTTCAGGCCACGTTGTAACACATACTCTGCAAGCATAGTGTCAAAGACTGCACCATCATATGTAAAGCCTGACTCCCATAGCCACATCAAATCGTGGGCGGCATTGTGCATG